GCTAAGATGGCAGTCGAATGGCTACAATCTAAGCGGGAAGCAATGGATGGCTCTGAGCCTCAACTGCTCTCCGGTAAGTCATCTGGCGCATCCAAAGATGAGTTCCGTAGCACAGCGGAAGTTGTAGCTGCAATGAAAGACCAACGATACGGCAAGGACTCTGCGTACACTAAGGACGTAGAAGAGAAGCTAGGTAGGTCTTCGGTATTTTAAAAGTACCTCTGGCGGGGGTGTCAGGTATTAACTGCGCCCCCGTCAATTCCTATGACACGAGAACATCTAGCACACCTCTTTAGGTGGCTGAGACTATCAAAGATGAACGACTAGGCCGGATGCGTCCGACAACCGAGACAAGTAGTAAGCGACAGTCATTCTCAATCTAAATCAATTCTTCATAGGATAAAGAAAATGACCAATGTAACCGCATCACGCTTAGGTGTTGTCAATAAGGCGACCCCCGGTGATAACGCAGCAGCCTCGGCTCTGTTCCTTAAAGTCTTTGCTGGTGAAGTTCTCACCGCCTTCGACGAAACTAACGTAATGAAAGACCTGCATGTCTCACGCACAATCGCGTCTGGCAAGTCAGCCTCTTTCCCAGTGACAGGTAAAGCCAACGCTGCTTACCATGTTGTTGGCACCCCTCTGTTGGGTACACAGAAAATTGCACATAACGAAATCGTTGTTAACATCGATGACGTTCTGATTGCTGATACATTTATTGCAAATATAGATGAGGCCAAGAACCACTATGATGTCCGTGCTGAGTATTCCCGCTTGTTGGGTATGGCTCTTGCCAAGCAGTTTGACCTGCGCTTGCTTCAGTTAGCCGTATTGGCTGCTCGTGGCGCTGCGACTGTAACTGGTGGTAACGGTGGTACTGCTATCACTGATGCAGATGCTGCAACTAACGGAGCATCTTTGGCTGCTTCTATCTTTGCTGCTGCTCAAGCTATGGACGAGAAAGACGTTCCTGAGAATGACCGCGTAGCGATTGTTCGCCCTGCTCAATACTACCAATTGGTACAAACAACTGATGTCATCAACCGTGACTTCGGTGGTGCTGGTGTATACGCAGACGGTACAGTTCTTAAAGTTGCTGGTGTTCAGATTGTAAAATCTAACAACATCCCATCAACAAACATAGCATCAGCTGTAACTGGTGAGAACAACACTTACCACGGTAACTTCTCAACCACAGTTGCTGTAGTTATGCAGAAGCAAGCATTGGGTACTGTCAAATTGATGGACCTTGCTGTTGAGCGTACTTCCGGTGACTTTGAAGTAATGTACCAAGGTACACTGATGGCTGCTAAATACGCCATGGGCCACGGTATCTTGCGTCCTGAGTGTTCAGTAGAAATCAAATCTGCTTAATTTCTTTTTGGGTTGGCTCTTAATTGGGCCAGCCCATTTTTTTCTTTATGAGGACATCATGACAAAACCAACGTCCATGACTGAATTAGAAGCAGTCAACGTCCTGCTAACGACAATCGGTGAAGCACCTGTGAACACCCTGACGGGTAACCAAGTGACTGATGTGACTATTGCTAACCAAGTGTTGACCGAGGTGAGCCGTGAGGTCCAAGGCCAAGGCTGGCACTTCAACACTGAAGACCGAGTTAAACTTAGCCGTGACGAATTTAATCACATTGCGATACCCGCAGATGCGGCCCGTATAGATACCCCCGACTTTAATACTGTAGTGCGTTCAGGTAAGTTGTTTAACCTGACTGATCGTACCTATGAATTCTCAGGCACCGTCGAGGCTACCATAGTCTACTATCAAGACTTTGTAGTCCTCCCAGATGTCGTGAAGAAATACATCACAACACGCGCATCCCGCATCTTCTCTGATCGTATGATTAACAGCGAGACTATCCACAAGATGGTTGCCCGAGACGAACAGAAGGCCCTCATAGACCTCAAGGACTTTGAAGGTGACACAGCGGATTTCAATATGATGGACAGTTACTCTGTAGCCCGTGTCCTGAACCGTGGACATAACCGTAGGATACTCTGATGGGAATGATAAGTTCTGCCATCCCCAACCTAATCCAAGGCGTTTCACAGCAGTCACCTACACTTCGTCTGTCATCTCAGGCAGAGCTGCAGGTTAATGCGTTTCCGTCTTTGGTTGAGGGATTACAAAAGCGACCACCGCTAGAATATGTGGCTAAAATTAGTGACTCCGAAACCACGGGGTCCTTCACACACTTGATTAACAGAGATGTAAATGAACGATACTTCATGTTCATCAATGCTAGTAATCAAGTTTCTATCTATGATCTGGCAGGTAACCAGAAGACAGTGGCATATCCTAATGGCACAGCTTATCTAAATAGTACCACTCCTGCAGCTGACTTCAGGGCTGTTACGGTTGCCGATTATACTTTCATAGTTAACTCAACACAGACCACAGCTATGGAGACAGCCCTTACCCCTCTCTACCCATTCACTGGTTTGATTGCGGTTAAGCAGGGTGACTACAACCAGCGGTTCACTGTGTTTCTAGATGGTGTTGAGGCTGCAAACATTACAACGTCTGCCACTGACCAAGTCCAAACTAGGACAGATGACATTGCTACGCGATTAGCTACAGCAATCGATGGTCAATCTAATTTTACTGCTCGGGCTGATGGTTCGACTGTAGTAATTACTAAGACAGGTAACGCTACTTTCGACATGGCTACATACGACAGTTTAGCTGACCAAGGTCTATCCCCCACTTCTGGGACAGTACAGCGTTTCGACGATTTACCTGAGACAGCTCCTGAAGGGTATATAGCTCACATTCAGGGTGACCAGACAAATGACTTTGATGATTACTATGTTAAGTTTGTAAGCGACAACGGCTCACAGAGCAGCGTTGGTCAGGGTACATGGATAGAATGGGTTAAACCCGGCATTACCTATGAAGTTGATGCTGCAACCATGCCTCACCTATTGATCCGTCAATCTGATGGCTCCTTCACGTTTCAAGAAGCTAACTGGGGTGACAGGGCTGTAGGTGACCTAGTATCTGTACCAGACCCATCGTTCATAGATCAGAAGATTTCAGATGTGTTCTTCTTCCAGAACCGTCTAGGTGTCCTGTCGGATGAGAACGTAGTCATGTCGAGAACGTCAGAATACTTTGACTTCTTTGCAACGACTGCGAGGACCCTACTGGATAACGATCCAATTGATGTGGCTGCTAGTCACACCAAGGTGTCCACATTGAAACATGCTATTCCGTTTGACCGGAAGCTATTGCTGTTCTCAGATCAGACACAGTTCATTCTCAAAGGTGCTGACTTCATCACGCCTAAGAATACATCGATCAGCCAGACAACTGAGTATGAATCCAGTACAACCTCTAAGCCTGCAAGTGCTGGCAGTGTTGTGTACTTCCCAGCTAAACGGGGTGGCTTCACATCAGTTCGTGAATACTACGTTATCGATGATACTGACCGATCAGATGCTCAAGACATTACATCCCATGTGGCGAAGTATGTCCCTGATGGTGTCTACAAGATGGAAGCAAGTACAGCTGAGAATGCTCTAGTTTGTCTGACTTCCCAGGATACCAGCTCTATGTATATTTATAAGTATCACATAGCAGGTAGAGAGAAGGTACAATCTGCTTGGATCAAGTACACTTTAAGTGGCTGCGAGATACTGAGTGTCGAGTTCATTGAGAGTTCTCTTTATGTGGTAGCAAATAAAGCAGGTAAGACTGTTCTATTTCAGATTCACTTTGATGCTGGGCGCTTCGATGTAAATCAACTCTATGTAACACGCCTAGATGGTAGGATGACAGAAGCACAGGTAACTAAAACTTACTCTAGTGCAGCTAACCAGACTACAATCACAACGCCATTCGCACTGACCTCTCCCGTAGTTGTACGTCGAGGGGCATCGCAGGGTGTGGTGTTACCTACAGTATCCGCTAGCTCGACTACAGTCGTCGTAGCAGGCGACCACACAGCCACTGAGTTCTATATTGGTGAGCGTTATACAATGACATATGAATTCTCTCAGCCCACCCTAAAGGAGCCTACAGCTTCCGGTGGACGGGTAGCAATTACAGGTGGTCGATTACAGATTAAGCATTGGCTACTTCGATACCAAGACAGCGGTGACTTCGTTGTGAAGGTACAGCAACGGACCAGCTCCACATCTCTAGACTATGTATTTACAGGTCGAGTGATTGGTAGCGGTGCGATTACGCTGGGTTCTACTACTCTGTCATCAGGAGACTTCAGGTTCCCTGTTATGTCTAAAGCCGAGAATATTCGGATAACCATTGAGAGTGCTAGCCACCTCCCCTGCCAGTTCCTATCGGCTGAGTGGGAAGGTCAGATGCACCTGAGAAGCAGACGAGTTAATGGATAAATTACTTACACCAACTACGGTGGAAGATATCGACTTCGTTGCCCCAAGATTAAGAAAAGCAGATTACAATGAGTGTACGGCTTCTACAGGTAAACAACCTCGTGGTGTCCTACATCGAAGTCTTGATCTTGGGGCAATCTCTCTGACCCTACGCGCGCCTGATGGTAACCGCGTGGGTCTTTGTGGGGTTGTTAATTCTTCCCATATAGAGGGCGCAGGAGTTGTTTGGATGGTCGCAACAGATGACATCTATCAGCACCAGACAACATTCCTGCGTAACTCGAAGAGAGCCTTAAAGCATCTCTCTGAGGACTATCTAGTTCTCTTTAACTGTGTAGATGCCCGAAATTCAGTCCACATCAAGTGGCTTCGTTGGATGGGCTTCACGTTCATCAACAAGCACGAAAATTATGGGGCCGAGAAAAGGCTCTTCTACGAATTTGTGAGGATTAAATAAATGTGTGAACCAGTGACACTGGCTACCCTTGGCACCACAGCAGCAGGCGTGGGTACAACAGCAGCAGTAGCAGGCACAGCCGCCACAGCCGCAACTACAGCAGCTACATGGTCTAAAGTAGGACTAGCCGTTCAAGGTATAAGCGCAGGTGCGAAGGTACTTGGAGCAATGGATCAATCCAATAACTCCAACGCTGCATATGTCCAGAATACCAGAGCAGCTAAAGATGCCTACTTCCTGAAGTCTAAACAATCAAACCTTCGGGTTTTACAAGAGCAGACCCAAGCATCTCAGCAGAAGCAAGACGCTGACCTTAAAGCTATGAAGGCACAAGGCACAGCTATGGCAGCTGCAGGTGGCTCTGGGGTTCAAGGCGCTAACGTAGCGCAACTACTAAATGACTTTGAGCGTTCTGAAGGTGTCCTGACTGATCGTATCAGCCAACGCCTCGAAGGTATTCAGTCACAGAATGAAATGAATAAGCTTGGCTACCAGAGCGAAGCTATTAACCGCATCGCCTCTATGCAGCCTATTGGGTTTGCCGAGACACTGTTTAACGTAGTTGAACCCATCGCTGGATTTGGCATTGATTATGCCGACTCCAAAGCGCGTAACGCTAGTATATAGGGATATAAAAAATGGCTAGACCAGCAATTGGTAATCCCTTCGATGGGCAAATTGGGACGGTAGCACCTACAGCATCTCCCGTAGATATTTACCAGCGTGGCGTAGTGCAGCGTAGTCCTTTTGTGGCTTTAGCAAATACCCTGTCACGCTTAGAGCAGAAGGCTACCCCCGCTATACAAGCTGCTGAAGCACGAGCTGCTGAAGCAGAATATGCAGCGGGTGTAGAACTATATAACACTAACCGGGTAGCAATGGGTCAGGCTGTAAAAGATGGCATCATTCAAG